TTCATTACTCCACAACCCTTTGCATCTTGGGCACTAGATAGTAGTAATGATTGGCAACCGCCAGTTGCTATGCCAGATGATGCTAGTAAAGATAAAATATATTTTTGGGATGAAGACGTATACAAAGCTGACAATTCTAAAGGTTGGGTTCTACAAGAATAGAAGTAGTTACTCTTATAAATATGTAGAAAGGAATTAATTCTATGGCTATACCTTCTACTAAAGCAACCCTAAAAACTTACTGTCTTAGAGCTCTTGGTTCTGGTGTTATCGATATTAACGTATCAGATGATCAGGTAGATGATCGCCTAGATGAGGCCTTACAATACTTTGCACAATATCACTACGATGGTATTGAAAAGATGTATCTCAAACATTTAATAACTGCGGCTGACGTTACAAGAGCAAGGTCTAATACATCAACCACAGCAACGGACACTGTAGATACTTCTGTAACTGCAACATGGAAAGAAGGTAATAACTGGATTCCTGTTCCAGATGCTGTTGTCTCTATTCTAAGAGTACTTCCTTTAACTGATACTGGTGGAGGTGGAAGTCTTTTTGATGTTCGTTATCAATTAAGACTAAATGATCTTTATGATTTTTCCTCAACTTCTGTTATGGAATATCAACTACAAATGCAGAATTTAGATTTCCTTGAACATATTCTTGTAGGTGAAACACCTATACGTTTTAATCAACACCAAAACCGTCTTTATATTGATATGGATTGGGAGAATAAGATAGTACCTGATACTGAACATATAATTATAGAATGTTATCGTAAGGTTGATCCTACATCTTACACTGATATATTTGATGACATATATCTTAAAAGATATGCAACCTCTCTCATTAAAAAACAATGGGGTGCAAACTTATCTAAGTTTAACGGTGTTGCAATGTTAGGTGGTGTTACCATGAATGGTGAAACAATCTACTCACAAGCCATAGAGGAGCAACAAAAACTAGAGGATCAGATTCAATTAGCATTTGAATTACCAGTTAGTTATATGGTAGGATAATAGTATGGCTGTAAATGCATTTTTTCACTCAAGTAATGTTGCTGCAATATCAACAGAACAAAGTTTATATTCAAATTTAATTGCTGAAGCTATTCAAATACATGGCCACGATGTTTTTTATATGGATCGTACTATTGTTGCAGAAGATAAAATTCTTGGTGGTGATACTCTTTCTAAATTTAAAGATGCTGCAAAAATAGAAATGTATATGGAAAATGCAGATGGTGGTTTTGCTGGTGAACGAGAGATAATGAATCAGTTTGGTTTGCAGAATTTAAGTGAAGCAACCTTTGTAGTAAATAAATTAAGATTTCAAGAACTCACAAAACAAATAACAATAGAGGCAGGAACATCAGCTGATGTTGATGGTACAGGAGATGTAGAAGAAGGTGGTTCTATTCTATTAGAATCGGGTACACTTGCTGAAACTACTACAGATTTAGAGGGTAGTGATTTCTATATTATATCAGAGACAGATGCAACAGATTCAGATCGTCCATATGAGGGTGATGCAATATATCATCCTATACTCAAAAAGATGTTTCAGATTAACTTTGTGGATCAAGATGAGCCTTTCTTTCAATTAGATAACAATCCAGTATACAAATTAAGATGCCGTCTATATGATTATGCTTCTGAGGAACTTGATACTGGTATAGATGATATAGATGCTATACAAGAAGCAATATCTACGTCTACTTCTGAACATCAATTCACAATGGAAGCTGATAGTGCGGTAGTTAATGCTATTAATATGGAAGACAATTCTGGCCGTATTATTCATGAAAATGATACAGATGAACTGGTAATCTATGAAGACAGTGATTTAACAACATCTTCTGGTGTTCTTCTTCTTGAGAATGATGCAGATACAGGTAATAAAGAATACTTAATTCAAGAAGACTATATAATAGGTGATGGTACAACATCAGGTGTTCAAGGAGCTCAAAATGAGTTGTTTGATAACTTTGATGACACAGTACTAGATTTTACCGAATCAAATCCATTTGGGGATGTAGGGAGTAGTTCGTAATGTTAGGTCAACAGTTTTATCACGAAAGCATAAGAAAAGTTATTATTGCTTTTGGTACAACATTTAATAATATTCAACTTGTTCGTAAGGACAATGACGGCAATATAAAACAATCAATGAAGGTTCCTCTTGCTTATGGCCCCAGACAGAAATGGCTTACTCGTTTAAACGAGGATGCTGATTTATCAAAGACAGTTGCTATTACTCTTCCTCGTATTGGTTTTGAAATACAAAATCTTTCTTACGATCCTGCTAGAAAACTCAATAGAGTACAGAAAATTAAAAAGGTTAAAGGTGTAAATGATGATCGTCTTGATACTCAGTTTATGCCTGTACCATATAATTTAAATATACAGTTATACGTGATGGCTAAAGAATCTGATGATTCCTTACAGATCATTGAACAAATTCTTCCTTACTTCCAACCAGATTATACTCTTACAATTAATGATATGGCAGATATGGGTATTAAAAGAGATGTTCCTATTGTATTGAATAGTGTGTCATATGAGGACAATTATCAAGGAGACTTTGAAACAAGACGAGCTTTAATTTATACTTTAGATTTTACTGCAAAGTTTTATCTCTATGGCCCTGTTACTTCTCAGGCTGTCATCAAAACAGTACAGGTTGATCAATATAGTGACCTTAAAGATACTGCACCGAAACGGGAACAAAGATATACAGTTTCACCAAAACCTGCTACTGCTGACGCAGACGATGATTTTGGTTTTAATGAAACAACTTCATTCTTTCAAGATGCAAAAAATTATGATCCAGTAACAGGAACAGATGTAGAAACATAATGTCTGATCCTCTCAAAGAATTAAATAAAGCTCTTGGGATTGCTGGTGATGTTGAGATTTTGCAAAAAGAACCTTGGAACTATGAACACAATAAAGATACTACTGAAACTTTACCAATAGTAATAGAAAATATTTCAAACGAAGAAGATGATATTGAAAAAGATTATGAATACCAAAGAAAACAATTTTATAACTTGGTTGAAAAAGGCTCAGTTGCAATTGACGGAATATTGGAAATTGCAAAGGAAGGCGAACATCCAAGAGGATATGAGGTTGCTGGAAATCTTATCAAACAAGTCGCAGAAGTTACCGAAAAACTAGGTGATCTTCAAGAGAAGATGAAGAGACTTAAAGAGGTTCCAAACACTGCTCCTAAGAATGTTACTAATGCATTGTTTGTAGGTTCTACTGCTGAATTACAAAAATTAATTAAAGGTAAAACCATTGAGTGAAGGTGTATATCTAGGTAATCCAAATCTTAAAAAGGCTAATGTCCAACAATCTTGGACAAAGGAACAAGTAGAAGAGTTTTCATTATGTATGAAAGACCCTATTTACTTTATTAAGAGTTATATAAAAATTGTCTCTCTAGATGAGGGGCTTGTTCCTTTTGATTTATATGATTTTCAAAAGGAAATGGTAGGCACGTTCCACAATAATCGTTTTACTATATGTAAACTTCCAAGACAGTCTGGTAAATCGACTACTATCATTTCTTACTTACTTCATTATGTTCTGTTTAATGATTCTGTTAATGTTGCAATCCTTGCGAATAAGGCTGCAACTGCAAGAGATTTATTAGGTAGATTACAACTTGCGTATGAACATTTACCAAAATGGTTACAACAGGGAGTAATGTCATGGAACAAAGGGAGTTTAGAACTTGAAAATGGTTCGAAGATTCTTGCGTCTTCTACTTCTGCCAGTGCGGTTCGTGGCGGTTCTTATAATATTATTTTCCTTGATGAGTTTGCTTATGTTCCTAGTAACGTAGCAGAACAGTTCTTTAGTTCTGTTTATCCTACTATATCATCAGGTAAAACTACTAAAGTGATGATTGTTTCTACTCCACATGGTATGAATATGTTCTATAAACTATGGGTAGATGCAGAAGAACAACGAAACGAATATATCCCTATTGAAGTACATTGGAGTGAAATTCCAGGCCGTGATGAAGAGTGGAAGAATCAAACTATTAAGAATACCTCACTACAACAATTCCAAACAGAGTTTGAGTGTGAGTTTCTTGGTTCTATCAATACTCTCATATCTTCACAGAAACTTAAAATATTACCTTATAGAGAACCTAAACAATCAAATGCAGGGTTTGATTTACATATTGCACCACAAGAAGGTCATACCTATGTAATTACTGCTGACGTTGCTAGAGGTACACAAAATGATTATTCTGCATTTATTGTAGTTGACGTATCAGAAATGCCCTATAGGGTAGTTGCAAAATACAGAGATAACGAAATAAAACCCCTTCTATTCCCAGCGAAAATTTATGACGTTGCTCGTGCATATAACCAAGCATTTGTTTTAGTAGAGGTAAATGATATTGGAGAACAGGTTGCCAATACTTTACAGTTTGATTTAGAGTACGATAATTTAATCATGGCTTCCATGCGTGGAAGGTCAGGACAGGTACTTGGAGGAGGTTTCAGTGGGGGTAAAGCTCAATTAGGTGTTAGGACAACCAAAGCAGTTAAGAAAATAGGATGTTCTAATCTTAAACAATTAATAGAAGATGATAAACTTATAGTAGAAGATTTAGATATTATTAGAGAGTTATCTACGTTTATAGTAAAAGGTTCTTCCTATGAAGCTGATGATGGGTGTAATGATGATCTAGTTGCGTGTTTGTTTATATTTGCATGGGTAACAGATCAACAATATTTTAAAGAATTAACAGATAGTGATGTACGTATGACAATGATGCAAGAACAACAAAATGCATTAGAGCAGGATATGGCACCTTTTGGTTTCGTAGTTAATGGATTGGAGGATGAGAATATAGGAAATATGGTAGATGAATATGGTACAAAGTGGGCTGCGGTAGTAAGAGATTATGGATCAGATTGGTAATATTATATAAATTCTAATAAATCATTATCAACTTTAATCCAACAATTAGTACATAATATGATACTTTCATCAATAAGAGAGAATATTTCTTTTCTACTCTTAGGATTAGTACCAACTCTTTTTGTTATTTTTCTTATCTCTGAATCGTGAGGATAGTATTTTAAACACACAGTTTCGCTTTCACCACAGTGTTTACAAGATTTATCTGCTAAATTTTCATTTAATAGTATGATTCTTTTGCGATAGTTTCTACGAGCCACCTTTTTAATCGTATCTTTATACTTTTCATAATGTGCATTTACCATATTAATATTTATATGTTATAACACTTATAAAAATTGTTTTTGTAAGTTTCTTTTTTTATAAATATCTGTATAAACAAAATAACCAACTCTTAAAGATAAGGAGTACAATATATGTCTTTTCTAGTTTCTCCTGGCGTTCATGTCAAAGAGATTGATTTAACTAATGTAGTACCATCAGTTGACACCACAATCGGTGCAATTGCAGGCCCATTTGAGAAGGGCGATGTGTCTTCTATAGTTACAATTACCTCTGAAGCTGACCTCCTTAACAATTTTGGTAAACCTAATTCAAGTAATTTTGAGTTTTGGTTTACTGCTTCTAACTTTCTAAAATATAGTAATACTCTCAAGGTAGTTCGTCCAGAATCTGCCATTGTTAATGCTGGTGAATCTAGTGGTGTATTAGTTCGTGATACTGAGCATTATCTCACAGATTTCTTTGCAGAAACAGGTGATGGTCAAAGTACAACAAATGACTGGCTTGCAAGAACTGCTGGTACTTTAGGTAACTCAGTTGGTGTTGAAGTATGTCCTTCTGCACAAGCATATGAGCAAGACTTGGGTTCAAACAACCTAGTAAACGGTGCTGGAGCTATTGGTGATAAAACGATTACAGTCGATGATGCTGATGAAGCAGGGTTTGCTTTTCAAGTTGGTGACATGATTAAGTTTCATGAAGCTTTTAGTGTCACAAAAGTAGTTGCTGGTGCTATTACAAGTTCTATTGATCTTACAGTTGACGGTGGTTCAGGTACGGTTGCAGTAGGTCATCGTGTTATCGGTGCTGGTATTACTGAAATAGTTACAGTTAAAACAGTTACTTCAGCAACAGTTTTTGTTTTAGACAAAGCTATTACTGTTGCAGACAATGTTGTTTTAGCATTTTCAGATTACGCTTCTATAGAAGCTGGTGATACTCAATACGAAGTTACTAGTATTTCTGGTGAAATATTAAGTATTCGTTTAAAAGATGATCCTGATTCAGGCGGATTGCAGACTATTATTCCAGATGATGCTTTAATCACAAGACGATGGAGATTTGCAGACTTATTTGATTCTGCTCCTGGCCAATCTGATTACAACAAAGTAAATGGTCGTGGAACTGGTGATGAATTACACATTGCAATATTTGATACAACTGGACTTATTACTGGATCTGATGTAGATGTTGCGGGTCAAAGAAGTAATGCTGTTATAGAGATTTACTCTAACCTATCAAAAAATTCATCTGCTAAATCTCCTCAAGGAGATAGTATTTATTACCCGACAGTTATATACAATCAATCCAATTTTGTTTATTGGGGTGATCATATTGCTGCTGGTACTAACTGGGGAACAGATACGACATCTGCTTACACATCAGTAGTTCCTATTACCACTGTTTCTTTAACAGGTGGAACGGATGATTATGCTGTTACTGCTGGTGAATTAGAACTTGCTTATGATAAGTTTGCTGACGCTGAAGGAATTGATG